CATTATCTAAAAGGCCTCCCTAAATGCCATACCACAAGACTATATCTTGTGCCTGATGTTACTGGTTTAACTCTATGCCATACAAAACTAGGAAATACAATAATAGATCCTTTTGGTAATATTTCTTTACATTGTATTCTGTGTTTTGATTCATCTCGCATGTGTGGATCATAGTTTCTAAAATCAAACTCTAATTCACCACCTTTATATTCTGATCCATCTGTTAATTGACAAGTCATGGATAATTTTCTTATTCTACCATGTTCAGGATGGTTTACATCTTTACGATCATAAGGTTTGTCCCAACTATCACAATGCCAATCATAATATTGATTTAATTTATATTTTGTAAATTGACAAGATTCACTTCTTTCCCAATCAAAGTTCCAACCAGCTGCTTTATTTGCTTCGTGAACATAGGGGTGTAATTCTTTATATATCCAAGTATCATTTAACCATACTAAATCTGATTTTCTCTTTCTTTGCATATTTAATACTTCTTGCTTATTTAATTTTTTTTTGTCATTATAACCACCAGTTCTAGCCATAACTTCTTTTTGTTTATTAGCATATGCTATGACATCGTCACAGAATCTAGGTGTTAATGCACCACTAAAATACCAGTAATAATTAGATATATTCATACGTTATAGTTTTTACAAAATTTAAATTATCTTTTTGATTATTAGTTAAGTAATACATACAAGTTGATGGAAACATTATAAATTTATTATTTGTAAGTTCTATATCCCAAGATCTGCCTTTACGTCTATTATCTTCATAATGTATTCTAACTATACAATTTTTAACATTTACACCATACAATAATGTATAGTCTGGTGAATTACGTAGATCTACAGGATCTATATTTAGTAAAGGTATGGTTGTTTCTTGAGGTTTATACATGTTACCCCAAACTTGTTTGTTAACTAAAGTAAAATTATAATTTAAATTTATATGTTCTCTTATATAAGTATTTAATTTGTCCCATTCTTTTGAAAATGGAAAAGGTGAATCTGTAACATTTGAAGTTAATATGTCTTGTTGTAATTTATCTCGATCAATGTCCCAATCTTTAGGCATCGTTACATCACCATAATATAATGCTATTTCAGATAATACTTTCTTTTGCATACCACATACCTTTGTAATTTACGCTGGTGGGTCTGTCAAGTCCCAAGACTGGCCCTCTTCATTCCAAACATAAAATTGCATATTTGTTCGTTGTTCTTCTGTTATTGCAGGAGGATCTCCAATTGGTGATTTCCAAGATGCAGTTGCAATATCTTTTACCCAAGATGCATGTGGTTTTTTACCCCAAAAGATTTGATTATCTTCGTCCCATTCAAAACCAATACCTGCATAGTTTCCTCTAAAAGGTGTGCCACCTAATTTATGTTGATTGCCTTGTGTATTGTAAGATGTTTGAATCCACATTTGTGCAGGCCAATTATTGTGTAATTCTAAATATTGTTGACCTACTGTTTCATCTTCAACACCATCAGCGTTTAACATATCCTTATTATCTAAAGTTAATACTGATATAACTTTTCCGTTTGCTCCTAGTTTTGCAAAATGTGCCATAATATTCTCCTTATATATTAATTTTAATTACCATTCAACTATTGAAATTTATACCTAATTATTACTACGCCAGAACCACCTGCACCACCACATGATCCACATGATGCAGCACCGCCTCCGCCACCACCAGAATTAGTACCACCTGCACCACCAGGTCCTCCTGGGCCAGGGTTAGGTCCAAATGTTCCATCTCCACCAGCATTTATTGCAGATCCACCACCACTACCTATTTTAGGTGCAGTTCCTGGAGGAGCTGCTCCACCACCACCACCACCACCAATACCACCATCTCCAGCACCGGTTGTACCATTTTGAATTGTTCCACCACCACCACCGCCACCCCAGTAATAGTTATTTCCACATATATTAATTTGAACACCAGCACCACCGTTTCCTGCGCCACCACTTGGGCCTGCAACAGAATTAGCACCAACTGCAGCGGATCCACCACCGCCGCCACCGCCACCACCACCAGTACTATGCGCTGCTCCATTACCACCATTATTACCTTGAGGAGGAGTTACTGAAGGAGTATTACCTGCTCCTCCTGAACCTGTATCAGAACCGCCACCACCTCCTGATCCTCCGGTATTTCCATCAGCAGGGTTAGGTCCACTAGCATAATCTCCTCCACCGCCACCACCTGTGGAAGTTATTGTTGAAAAACTTGAAGCAACTCCATCTCCACCGTTACCGCTATTTACAGGCGCTGTTCCTCCAGTACCACCTCCCCCAACAGATATTGGATATGCTTGTGTAGAAACAGGTAAAGCTACTGCTGGAGAAGCCCCTAGAGGACTTGCTGTCCAACAACCTGACGCTGATCCTGGAGAAACTCTTACTCCTCCAGCTCCACCACCACCAGAGTGTTGGTTTGCTCCACCACCGCCTCCTGCGACTACTAAATAATCTACCGTATTTGAACCATTAGCGTTTCCTGCTTCTGAAACACAAAAAGTTCCTGGTCCAGTAAATACATGCACTTTAAAATTTGTACACACAGTTGATACAGTTCCACCTGTTGCTGTAACAAATAATGCTGTAGGAGCATCAGTTTGTAAACCTGAATCTGTCACTAACCAACCTTGTGTTGAATCTACAAAAACTAATGTAACACCTATACCTTCTGTTTCTAAAGTTGCATTAACTGTTGAACCACCAATCTTGTCTGTACCATTTTGCACTAATGTTACTTTATTTGATGCACTAAAAGTTCCTGCATAATCTTTAAATCCAACAACTGCTCCCGCAGTTCCTGCTGGAAGATTAACAGATATTGCTCCACTGGTTGTGTCAACAAAATAACCTTCACCGGCGACTGCTGTAAAACCTGAAGTTTTAACTGTTGTTTGCCAATTAACGGCACCTGTTGCACCAAAACCATTTGCAGTTCCATTGTTCGTAATTGTTACACCAGCAGGAATTGTAAATGTATCCCCACTATCTCCTAATGTAGTTGTACCACATGCTGTTCTTGGACTAATTTTATTTACTTTTATTTCACTCATAATTTACCTATTGAAATTTATACCTTATTACCACAATTCCACTGCCACCAACACCACCTTTTTGTGGAGATGTACACGCTGGTTGTCCTGGTTGATCATTTCCAGTTCCACCTGCACCGCCACCTGTATTAGCAGTTCCATTTGATCCTTCATTACCTTCTGGACCACCTGCACCGCCGCCACCAGTTCCACCTGCTCCTGCTGCGCCACCTGGAATATATGATCCACCTCCACCACCACCTGCATAAGCTACTGGTGAAGCTGTTATAGAAGTCGTTGCTCCTGCACCACCAGTTCCTGGCGCTGCATTTGCTCCTGCTGCTGTAGCACCTCCGCCACCTCCACCTGCGTAAGGGGAACCTGATTGTGCAGCTCCACCATCAAATCCTTGTGAGGGACTTACCGGAGGAGTATTACCACTTCCACCAACGTGATTTGGAGATATAGAAGGGATATTTGTATAACCATTATAAGCACCGCCCCCACCTGCACCACCATCTCTTGTTATTGTTGTTCCACAAGTTTGACCGGCACTAACACCTCCACCACCACCGGTTGATGTAATTGTACTAAAAACTGAACTACCACCCACTCCACCACTACAAACTGGACTTGGTCTAAAAACTCCTGCAGTTCCTCCAGCACCTACTGTGATTGGGTAAGCTTGTGCTGTAACAGTTACTGCTGTTCCGCCTGGATTTCCATTTAATGGAGAAGCTGTATAACAATCAGCTGGACCTTTGTATTCTCTAAAACCGCCAGCTCCACCACCGCCGCCGTGTCTACCTCCACCACCGCCGCCGCCAGCAACTACTAAATAAGAAACTATATTTTCTGCAGCTGTAGCAGATGCGTTACTAACTGTAAAAGTGCCGGGACCTGTAAAAGTATGTATTTTAAAATTTCCTGAAGTTGTTTCTGTTCCACCAGAAGCTACTAAAAAAGGATTACCAGTGACATTGGAAGTTGAATCTTGTACATTTTTCCAACCTTCAGTATCATCTACGTAAACTAAAGTAACTGATTGACCCTCTGTACTTAAAACTGTCGATGCCGCAACACCACCTATTTTTTGTGATCCATTTGGTGAAATAGTTAAATTATGTGTTTGAAAAGTATTTGTATAATCTGCTACAGATACAATATTACCTGCAGTTCCTGCTGGTAAGTTCATTGTGATTGCACCAGAAGATGTATCTGCAAAATAACCTTCTCCATTTGCTGCTGTAAAAGTTGTTGTTTTAATAGATCCTGTTTGCCAATCAACAGTTCCGGTTCTACCAAAACCTGTTTGCGATGCACCTGATGCTAAAGCAACAGTTTTTCCACATCCACCTACAGTTAATGTAGATCCTGATTCTGTTGTTATTGTATTTACTTTAATTGTACTCGTCATAATTATTGAAATTTATACCTTATTATTACTATACCTGATCCGCCTGCTCCACCACCAGTATCATAAGATCCTGATTCTCCTCCACCACCTCCACCTGTATTTGCAGCGGCTGCTCTAGAAGTAGAAGGAATATTTGTTAATGGTGCACTAACATTTCCTATAGCGCCTACACAACTTCCACCTGCTCCACCTGGTACTCCTCCACCACCAGCTCCTCCTCCACCACCTCCAGCATAAGCTGTTGGTGATCCTGAAATTGTTGTAGTGCCTCCAGCACCGCCAGCACCTCCTGGACCAGTAGAAACACTTCCTACTGCTGTAGCACCGCCTCCGCCACTACCTCCAAGAGGATTTGCAGCTCCAGCGCCACCATTATTTCCTTGTGGTGGACTAACAGATGGTGTGTTTCCACTGCCTGCGGCTACACAAGCTCTAGCACCACCTCCACCTGATCCACCAGATATTCCTGCTGTAGAACCTGGACCAGTTCCTCCACCTCCACCTCCAGTAGAAGTTATTGTTGAAAAAATTGAATTTGAACCAGAAGTTCCCGCTGGACCACCACCTGGTGCAGGACCTGGAGCTCCACCTCCACCTCCACCTACTGTAATTGGAAAAGCGGTTACTGAAACTGGTAAAGCAGAAACACAAGCACCTAAAGGTGATTTTGAATAACAACCTGATGCAGCTCCTGACGATTCTCTATACCCACCAGCGCCACCTCCTCCTCCACCATCTCTACCAGCCCCACCTCCGCCAGCTACAACTAAATAATCTACTGTGTTTGAACCTGATGCATTACCTACAGCAGAAACACAAAAAGTTCCTGGGCCGGTAAACGTGTGAACCTTAAAATTCGTACAAACTGTTGAGACTGTTCCACCTGTTGCAGATATAAATGTTGGAATTACTGATGCAGAGGCAAAATCATTATCTTGAATTGATCTCCAACCAACTGTTGAGTCAATATAAACTAAAGTTATTCCTTCACCTTCAGTGCTTAAAATTACTTTACCACCTGCTACACCACTATTTATTTTTTGAGATCCAGCCGTTTGAACCGTGCAATTAGCAGTGTTAAAAGTATTTCTATAATCTTGTATTGAAACAATTGATCCAGCACTTCCCGTAGGTAAAGTTGCTGTTACTGCTCCACCATTTGTATCAACAAAAAATCCTTGACCATTAACAGCAGTAAAATCTGTTGTTTTAACTGAACCTGTTTGCCAATCAACAGTTCCTGTTCTACCAAAACCTGATTGAGTGGCACCACACGCTAAAGTTACAGCCGTGCCTGATCCACCTAAAGTTAAGGTTGAACCACTTTGTTTATCAATTTCGTTTACTTCTATTTTAGACAATGACTAATACTCCTGTTACTGTTATTGTACCAGGAACAGTTATTGGTCCTGCAAGAACACCGTTCTCGACAGTTTGTGTACCATCCATAGTAGCTGCTTGATTTTTTATAAATTCATCTGGAGCTGC